TTAGCCGTAGAGTGCTTTCAAAGGAGAAGTCCTATGACTGCACGGAACAGCTATGTAGAGTTTGTCCTAGGCACGCTAACAGCACTTTTGAAAGATTGTGCTGATATGTACCCAGACTGTTCCCGAGAGTTCGAGCGTGATAGAAAACGCTTGTCCTCCGCGATCGAACATCATGGTGTTAGCTTTGTTTTTAACACCATGCCTGCATTCAAGAAGCATTTTGATCGATGCCTCTCGAATGGATGCCTAACCCACTCAGGTTTGATCCACTTTGGATCTACCAGGAGGGGGGAGACAGTCCCTAGATTATTCCGGGGATTGACTCTTCGCATCTTTGATCGTTTGGGTTCGCTTCGCTCTGATGCGGACATTCATGCTATCAAGATGCTTCGACAACTCCTTGGAGTTGTCCGCAAATTGAAGGTAGAATGTGATGTCAAGCACCACCGTGAGGCGGTGCGTGATTTCTTCCGCATTGAGGATGAGTTACCTGCACCAGAACCTTTCTGGTTGCAGGATGAATCGGAGAGCATTGAGCCTTCGCCCCATGTCAGTTTCACTGACTATGGTGCGCCTGCCCAAGAGTGCCTACCATTCGCTCAACCTCATCAGGATGGACAGGTCTCACTAACTCTCCTAGACACCATGCAGCGTGTTGCTGATATGGTTTCTGCTGAGATGGGTGATTTTGTCCCTCATGATTGGAAAGTGAAGCATGGACCTGGTGCTGTTTCTGACTCCCCGTTTGGAGAGAATAAGTATTCTTTTCCAAGCTGGAGTCTTAGGCTTGAACGGTGCTTTCCTTACGCTGATTTTGGAGCTTCCAATTATCAGTGTTGGGTTGACAACGTTCTTGTAAATAAGTTACCGGTTGATTTCGATCATCCGGCACGCCTTGCTGCTGTTCCAAAGACGTACACAACTCCTCGACTTATTGCCGTGGAGTGTGTGTCGAATCAATGGTGTCAGCAAGCAATACGCGACTTCTTTTACAATCGTGTGCATAAGACCCGTCTTTCACCCTTCATCTCATTTAGAGATCAGAGCTTAAGCGGTTCTTTAGCACTGAAAGCCTCCATTGATAAGTCGCACTCTACAATAGACTTGTCGAGTGCTTCTGATCGTATATCTTGTAATTTGGTCGGGCGGCTTTTCCGCCGCTCTCCCAATTTACTACACGCGATGCGGGCCTCTCGGTCCTTTTCGCTTGTTCAAGATATATGTAGGTACTCTCCTGCGCATACTTTGCTCAAGAAGTATTCTACAATGGGAAACGCCACTACATTTCCTGTCCAGTCGATTCTTTTTCTAGTCGCTGCTTTGGCTTGCGAGTTTCATACTAACAAGCTCAAAGTCAGCTTCGAGAATCTGAAGCTACTATCCAGGAAACAGGTCCGGGTGTTTGGTGATGATATCATCTCACCAAGCGCCTCGTCTGGACTACTTGTGGATCTACTCCATCACCTTGGTCTTAAGGTGAACCCCGATAAGACTTTCCGAGATGGTCATTTCAGAGAGTCTTGCGGTGTTGACGCGTTTTCCGGTCACGATGTGACTGTAAACAATGTCATGGACCTTCCACGGCGTAGCCGACCCGGCTCCATTGCCTC